ATGGGTTTTCTCAGCGGCAAGAAATTGCTGATTACCGGCGTGCTGTCCAACCGTTCCATCGCCTACGGCATTGCCAAGGCCTGCCACGCCCAAGGCGCGCAGTTGGCCTTCAGCTACGTGGGCGAGCGCTTCAAGGACCGCATCAGCGAATTTGCCGCCGAGTTCGACTCCAAGCTCGTGTTCGATTGCGACGTCAGCGATGACGCGCAGATCGAGCAGCTTTTTGCCGATCTGGCCGCGCAATGGGGCCCATTCGACGGTTTTGTGCACAGCATCGGCTTTGCGCCGCGCGAGGCCATTGCGGGCAATTTTCTGGACGGCCTGACGCGCGAGAGCTTCCGCGTTGCGCACGACATCAGCGCCTACAGCTTCCCGGCCATGGCCAAGGCCGCGCTGCCGCATCTGAACCCGGGCGCTTCGCTGCTGACGCTGTCGTACCTGGGCGCCGAGCGCGCCGTGCCCAACTACAACACCATGGGCCTGGCCAAGGCCAGCCTGGAAGCGAGCGTGCGCTACCTGGCCGAAGCCGTCGGCCCGCAAGGCATCCGCGCCAACGGCATCAGCGCCGGGCCGATCAAGACCTTGGCCGCCAGCGGTATCAAGGATTTCGGCAAGCTGCTGGCCAACTTCGCCGCCACCTCGCCGCTGCGCCGCAACGTCACGATCGAGGATGTGGGCAATGCCGCGGCCTTTTTGCTGTCCGACCTGGCGGCGGGCATCACCAGCGAAATTCTCTACGTCGATGGCGGCTTCAGCCACACCATTGGCATGCCTTCGCCCTCTGAAGACTGAGCGCCGAAGACCAAGACTGTTGGCCTGCCCTGGCAGGCCTGCGGCAAAACGTCAAACGCAAAGCGCCTGGCCCAGGCGCTTTTTTGATGGTGGATGGCGCCCGGGCGCAGGGCCTGCCTCATTGCGCTGGGTCGCGCAGCTCCCAGCGAATGGCGTCAATGGCCTGCAGCACCTCGGGCGTCAGCCGCTGTTGCCAAGCCGCCAGGTTCTGCTCCAGTTGCGCCAGGCTGGTCACGCCAATGATGGTGCTGCACACCTGCCAGCGGTGGTAGACGAAGGCCAGCGCCAGTTCAGTGGGCGTGAGGCCGTGCGCGCGCGCCAGCGCGTTGTAACGCCGTGCCGCCGCCAGCGCCTCGGGCCGCGCCCAGCGCTGCTTTTGCACCGATTCGTACAGGCTCAAGCGTCCGCGCGGCGCCTGTGCATTGAGGATGCCGCTGTCGTCGTACTTGCCCGTCAGCGCGCCAAAGGCCAGCGGCGAGTACGCCAGCAGCCCCACGCCCAGGCGGTGGCAGGTTTCATCCAGCGCGTTCTCGTAACTGCGGTTGGTCAGCGCATAGGGGTTTTGCACGCTGACCACGCGCGCCAGGCCATGCTGCTCGGCCAGGCGCACGAACTCGTGCACGCCATAGGGGGTTTCGTTGGACAGGCCGATGTAGCGCACCTTGCCGGCGCGCACCAGGCCGTCGAGCGCCTGCAGCTGCTGCAGGATGCTGGTCTGCGTGCGCTCTTGCTGCGGGTCGAAGTACAGCGCGCCGAACATCGGCACGTGCCGCTCGGGCCAGTGGATTTGGTAGAGGTCAATGACCTCGGTCTGCAGGCGGCGCAGGCTGCCCTCGCAAGAGGCCACGATGTCCGCCGCCGTCATGCCCTGGCCGGCGCGGATCCAGGGCATGCCCCGGCTGGGCCCGGCCACCTTGCTGGCCAGCACGATGCGCTGGCGCTGGCTGCGGTTGCGCGCCAGCCAGTTGCCCAGGATGGTTTCGGTGGCGCCATAGGTCTGCTGCCGCGCGGGCACGGCATACATCTCGGCCGTGTCCCAAAAATCCACCCCGGCATCCAGCGCCCGGTCGAGGATGGCGTGGGCCTGGGCCTCGTCGACCTGCTCGCCAAACGTCATCGTGCCCAGACAAATCGGGGAGACGGCCAGATCGCTCTGACCCAGTAAGCGTTTTTCCATGATGGTGTCCTGTTGTTCTGAAGTGGGGGACTGTCCGGTATTGCGCAGGGGTAGTAGAGAGAAAAAAACAAAAACGTCGAAAAAATTCAATGGCTTAGGCCGCATTGGGCCGGGTTTGGGGTTGTCGGCCGGTATTGCGCGGAATGGGCAGGAATTGGCCTTTTTTGAGCCATTGTGGGCGATTTCTGGGTCGGAATGGATCCGCTAGTGGCCAGGTGGGCGTTTGTAGTGTTGTTGCGGGTTTGCGGGCGATTCTGGGGGCTTGGGCCGGGGTGCTTGAGGTCGGACGAGGTCGGACATTCGAGGTCGGACGCGCGTTTTACGTCCGACCTCGTTTTGTTTTTGCAAATCAATGGGTTATGGCGATTGCGGCGCACAAAGAAAAACGTCCGACCTTGGCTGAGGTCGGACGTTGTTTTGAGGCCGAAATGTTACAAATCGGCCCGTCAGAGCAGGGATTGCTGAGCGTCCTGGTGGGCCTTGCTGGCGCCTGCGGCGCTGAGGATGCGGCCGACATGGCCCTCGGTCAGGCCGTACTTGAGGGCGATCTGGCGCACTGAGAGCTGCTGGTAGTCGGCCACGATCTGGGCGTTGCGCACGGCCAGCAATGCGGCCTTGGCATTGGGCAGCTGGAAATGTGGCTGACCACCGTACTCCTGGGCCAGTGCCTGCAGGTTGGGCAGGCCGATGATTTGGGCGATGGGGTGATCCTCGCCGCAGCGCTCGGCGCTGGGCACGTAAATGCGCACGCCGCCCAGGCGCTGCACCAGGGCCATGGTCGGCTGCACGCCGATGCGCGAGACGAAGTCCTGCAGCAGCGGTGGCAGCAGATCGACGGGCACGCTGGTTGCTTGAGCGGCGGCAGGCATGGTTTAAACGCCCCCTTTGTTTTGGCTGGCGAGCTTGGCCTCGGCGCGCTTGAGCCAGGCTTTGAGCCCCTCGATGGCGTTGCTGGCCAGGGCGTTGGGCAGGAATTTGGGGTGCGAGACCTGCGCGCCCGTGGTGTGGGCCAGCCAGGCCATCAGCGCCTGGTCGCTGGGGTCGCGCAGCGCGCCGATCTTGGCCAGCTTGCCCCACAGCCAGCGGATTTTTGCGGCCTGGTCAAATGGGCGGTCAGGCTTGGGTTTGTGCTGCCAGCCGCAGGCCGCCATGTGGCGCAGCATGGCGGCGCGCTCGGCGCGGGTCAGGTCTTTGGCGCTGTCTTTGCCGGTCTGCTGTTGCAGGTGGTAGCGGTAGTCGTCGTCACTCCAGCCCAGGGCGGCTTTGCCCTGGTGGATCCAGCCGAGTTCGCGCTTGCGCGCGGCCTCGGCATGGGACGGGTTGCGGTAGGCGAGTCTGGGTTTTGCCATCTTCAGCCTCCGCAGGCCTACTCTGCCTGCCGTGTCAATTCGCCATAATGCTGCCAGCCTTCGTCCAGCGTCTGGCGCAATGCAGACACTGCCGGGGTCAACGCCCAAGCCACGTCTTCGCGGCGCAGGGTGCCGCGCACGCCCTCGTCGGTTGTATAGGGCGTGATGATCTCCAGCAGCCCTTCCACGGCCAGAATGCTTTGCTCAAGCGCCTCGAAGGTTTCGCCCAGAATGCGGATGCTCTCGCTCATGCCTGCTCTCCTTGTGCGGGGGTGAACAGGTCTGCCGTGGCCGCTTTGGCCTGGGCATCGCGCAGCATGCGCACGGTCGCTTGCGAGCAGCGGCAGATGCGCGCCACATCGGCCACCGGGGTGCGCTCGGCCAGCAGGCGATGCACTTTGACACGCATCATCTCCGTCAGCGGCAGGATGGGCAGGCGGGCGTATTTCTCGAAGTAGGCGGCGCGCTCGCGCTCGGCCTGCAATTGGGCTGCGGCCTTCTCACGCTCGGCATGCAACTGTTCTTCATGCTGCGCTTGCTGGCGCTGAGCCAGCTCGGCGCGCATGCGGTTGAACTCGGCAATGTAGGCTTCCTTGAACGCCATCGCCTTGGCCCCGGTGAAGCCCATCACCAGCAGCGTGAAGCCGTCGAAGGTCATTTCCACCATCGGCTGCTCTTTGTTTTGGGCGTTGAGGTACGAGGACTCCGCAAAATTGCGGAGTCGAAACTCCTCCGAGCACTCCAGATTGCGGGCGGCCTTGAGCACATCGTCATGGCGACGGCCAAAGACTTCGGCCACAAAGCGGCTATTGGTTTTGAGGGAACCGTCTTCAGACGCAAAGACGGTGTGCAGTACGGCCTGCGCGGCCAGGGCTGTATGGGTCATGGTTGACCTCCAAGGTTTGCGGTTACAGAAACCGACGCACCCATCGCCAAATGGGGGCGGCGGCTCGGACGGGTTGGCGAACCGGTCAAACCTTGCGGAAACCCGGCAGGCCCTTGCGGGCCTCCCATCCGAGCCGCCAAAACTGGAGGCGCAGACAACGAAGCCGCAGGGACTGCGGAAGAGAACTGCGGCTTGCGTCGCAAGTTTTGAATCAGGTCGCCAAACCCGGCTGCGCCGTTTTCGCGCAGCGGGGCAATCATACGGCTGTTTGCGCGGGGCGCAAAGGTTTTTTGGTTTTTGCTCATGGTCACACCTCCGCACTGGCCTCGAACGGCTCGACGATGAAATCCTCCACGCCGGTCACGATCTTGATCCCGGCGATGCCGCGCACGGCATCGCGCTCGTTGAGGATGGCGTCCTTGTTGACCTCCTCCTTGGTGCGCACGAACCGCTCCAGGCCCATGCGCAGCAGCGTGTCGATGACGGACTCTTGCCCGGTGACGCGCACGCTGGGCGGGCGCTGACGCCAGCTCACGGTGCCGGTGACGAAATTGGCCGTCTTGCCCAGCTTGTCGTTCTCACCGCACAGCTCCACGCGGTGGGCCTCGCACCAGGACTGGATGCCCTCGTGCAGCGTGTCGATGCGTTGCTGCAGGCCCTCCAGCTCGGGCTGGTATCGCTGGGTGATGGCGGCAATCTGGTCGTTCATTTCGGTGACGAGCCGCGCCTGCTCACGGGTCAGGTCGCCCACGTTGCGGATGTACTCGGCGCAGTCGTTGCGTGATTGCGGCACGGCCACCTGGGCCGGTTTTTTCATTCGGGTTGCCATGGTCATTGCTCCTTCTCTTGGCTGTCGGCGTTGCCGCCGTCGGTTTCGGGGTGTTCTTGCTGCTGCAGGGTTTTCAGTAGGCGTTCGCGCCGGGCCTTGGTGCGGGCGATTTGCTCGCGGGCCTCGCGCACAAAGCGGCTGGTGATGGGCTGAGGCTCCTCGGTGATCGGGTGTGCTGCTGGGGCGGGCGCGGCGCGCTGCGGGTTGGCCACGGCATCGGGCAGCACATCGGCCAGGCTGCGCGCGCCCTGGTCGGGGCCGCTGCGACCGCTGCTGCGGCGGGCCTGCTCGATGGCGTTCTCACGCGCGGCCTCGTGGCCGTTGGCGATGTTGGCGAGCACGCCCCAGAGGTAGTGGCTGTTTTTGAGCGGCAGGCGCAACTTGCCGTCTTCCGCGTCCCTAAACACCACGTCCAGGGCGGCGCGCCAGTCGTCTACGCGCACCTGCCACTCGCGGCCCCGGTAGTGGATGCGGTGGCTTTTGAGCGCCTCCACGATCTCGCCCAGCACCTGACGGGTGCGGCTCCAGCTCAGGCGGTTCTTGGGCGGGGCGTGCAGGCGCAGATAGCGGATCAGCTGCGCGCCCAGCGTGGGCTGTTGCTGCAGCACCAGGTACTCGACCAGTCGGCGCGCATCGCTGTCCTCCACGGCCTGGTGCAGCACGTTGTCCAGGCTGTTCTTGGCGCGGCAGCTTGGGCAGACGTAGATCAGCATGGCCCCTCCCCCGGCTCCAGCGTGTAGCCCGGCAGCGGCGTACAGCGCTGGGTGACGCCGTACACCGGCAGGCCGGCCTGCTCGATGCTGATGCGGCGCTCGATGCTGCCGATGTGCAGCAGCCGCCGCAGCCCGGCCTCAAACTGGCGCAGATCCTCAAACAGCGGATACCAGTGCGTTTGCAGCTCCTGGGCCGACCACCAGCCGCCGGCATCGCGCAGGTGCTGCCAGACGTAGGCCAGCTCCACCGTCAGGCCCTCGCGGTTGAGCTGGCCACGGATGCGCTTGCCAGCTGTCATGGGTTGGCTCATGTCATCCTCCTCACGATGGATTGCCACAGGGCGCGGCAGGCGCGCCGCAGACGCGCCCGCCAGGTGGGGCGCTCGTAGGCCACCAGCACGCCGGGGGCCAGCATCAGGGTGGGTTTTCGCTTGCTCATGCGATCCTCCTGGGGGTGATGTGCAGCACGCAGGCGGCGCTGTCGTCGAGCATGTCCAACAGCCGCGCCACGGCCTGGGCCTGGTCTTTGCCCAGCAGCTTGTAGGCCGAGGTGCTGACCCGGCCGCCACGCTCCACGCGCTGCACGACGATGTCCCAGGCGCGCAGCGGCGGCGGGCGCAGGCAGGCGGCGTTGGCCGCTGGTTGGTTAATCGTTGGGGTTGGGGCTTGGGCTTGCATGGGAGGTCTCCTGGTGGATGGGTGGGGTGCTTTGGCCTGTGTGGGGCGCTGGGGCATTGGCCTGGCTCAGCGCTTGGGCCATTTGTCGGTGCGGGCATTGCCGGCAGGCTTGCCAGTGCTGCATTTCGCGCGGGCTGCTGGTGGGGGCTGGGCGCAGGGCCCAGCGGCGGCATTGGGCGGCGGTGATGACGACCTCGCCCTCGGCGCTCTCGCTGCTCAGGTGAGGGCAGGCAAAGCGATCGAACACGTGCACCACCTTGGCGGCGATGCGCGCCGTGCTGGCGCGGCCGTTGCCGTAGCGGCCCGTGCCGTTGACCACCTGGCTGATGGCCCCCTTGCTCAGGCCCAGGGCGCGCGCCACGCTGGCCATGCGCCGGCCAGCACAGGCCTGCAGCAGCACGGCAAACCAGGGCTCTGCCATGTAGGGCAGCTGATTGCGGGGCGTTGGCGTCATGGCTGGCCCTCCAACCCGGCCGGCTGGGCAGGCTTGACGAATTGCTTGGGCACCGGCGGCAGGCTGGCAAATGCTGTGGGATGCACCTGCCCGGCCCGCGAGGGCGGCGGCCAGGCGCCCAGGTCGCGCAGCAGCACGTAGCGCAGGTGCGCGCCCTCGCGTTTGGCGGCCACGGTCACCACGTCGGGGGCGTGCTTGGCCCAGGCGCGCAGCAGCGCGCCAATGGCTTTTTTCTGGCGCGTGTACGCTGCGCCATCGCCCGCATCAACCAGCGTGCTGGCGGCCTCATCGGTGGTGAGGCGGCGGCGGATGCGCAACAGGCCCCACAGGCGGGTGGCCAGGGCGTGCGGGTCTGGCGCGCCATGGTGCAGCGCGGCGTGTGCGGCCAGGCCGGCCTCGCGCCCCGCTGGCGTCAGCCGCCAGCGCTGATTGAAAATCTTGCCGTTGGAGCGCCTGGCCGATTGCGGCAGCGCGTAGCCGCGCCGTTGCATGGCGCGCAGCGCCTGATGGGCCAGGCCCGCGCCAAACTCCACCGCATCGGCCTGGGCCCATTGCACCAGCTGTGCCTCGTCAAACAGGCCGCTGGGCGGCGCGCGGTGGGCCAGCGCGGCCAGGGCCACGCCGGTGTACCAGCTGGGGTGCAGGGTGGTGTTGCTCATGCCGCCCTCCGCCGCGCAGCCAGGTGGCCGCTGAAATCCGTGCACAGCGCCTGGCCCTTGACGTGGGCCACATCCACCTCGGCCCAGCTGTTGGCCTGCGCCCAGCCCTCGATGTTGGTGATGGCGTTGAGCACCAACCTCATGCGGCCTTTGCTGTCGCGGTGGATTTGCTCGGCCAGCGCCGGGGTGATCGCTACCTCCGCCTTGGCCTTGACGGTGGCTTGCACATCGGCCAGCGTCAGCGGCTGCAATTGCACAATGCGGGCTACTCGCGATGCGATGTGCTCGTAGCGCTGCACCACGGCGGGCAGGTTTTCCATGCCCACCAGGAACACCATGGTGCCGGTCATGTCCGTGATGTCGCGGATGGCCTCCAGCTTGGCGGCGCTGCGCATATCCACCAGGTGATCGGCCTCGTCGATGATGAGCGCCTGCATGCTCACGGCCAGGTGGCCGATGATGCGGTTTTGCACGTCCACGGCCGTACCGCGCACGGACAGGCCCATCTTGGTGGCCAGCTCGTCCAGCATCGTGCGTTTCGACCATGTTTCTTTGGCGCGCACGAACACATGGCCGTTGTCGGTGGCCCAGCGCTCGGTCAGCTCGGACTTTCCGATGCCATACACACCCTGGATCAGCACCAGCCCGGCCTCGCGCGCGCCCCGGCGTTGCACCTGGGCCTCGGCCTCCTTGAGCAGGCGGAAATTCGCCGTCTGTACAAACCCTTTTTTCATACCTAGAATCCCTTTCTTTCGTTTGCTTGGTTTGCTCTTTGATCTGGAAAAAACTTTGCGAACACCTCGCTCAGGCAGCAGCTCCACCCGCTGCCTGAGCACCCCTAAAACCATTGCCGCCCTCCTCCCAGCCCAGGCCCCGGCTGGCGTAGTAATCGGCCAGGGCGGCGTAGTCCTCGCCGCTGGTGTAGTCATCCAGCCAGCGGCCATCCGTGTCTGTCCATTGCTCGCGGTGGGCCATCAGCCACTCGTAGCGCTCGCTGGGCGATGCAAAAAACGGGCGGGCATCGGCCTGCTGCGCATTGGCCTGTGGCGCAGGCGTGGCCTGCACGTCGATCACCACCCCGGCCCGCTGTGCGGGCATCTGCATCAGCGGCATGCCAGCGGCCAGGTTGGGCGCGGGCAGGCTGGCCGCAGGCTGCTGGGCCAGCGTGGGGTTGAGCTCGCGCAGGGCGGCGTCGATCTGCTGCTCGCGGCGCTTGACGGTGGCGCGCACGCGTTTTTCGCGGGCCATCTCGATGACCGGCTTGGGGTAGTAATCCATGCGGTTGCCGCCCCACTTGGCCTGGCAGACGAACTCGCCCGAGAGCGTGTAGATCTCCACCGTATGGGGGTTGTGGATGTCGAATCGCACGCTCACCTGCTGGCGATCCACATCGCGGCGCATCAGCTCCGGCGCGTAATAAATGTTGTTGCTGAACTTGACCTCGCCGCGCTGGGCCGTGCGCAGTGCAGAGGGGCGGAACAGCGCGCGCTGCTCCAGCTCGCTGAGCATGTGCAGATCGCCCGGCTGCACCATGGCGGCCCAGGCCTCATCGGGCGTCATGTGCTTGCCATCGGCGCGCTTGGGCAGGCTGCGATGGCGGTGATTGGCGTTGTAGTCGGCCACCATGGCGTTGATGTGATCGACAAACATCTCCCAACTGGGCAGCAGCTTGGTATCGAGCACGATCACCTCGGCATCGCCGCGTTTGCGCGCTGCCTCCAGGGCGCGTTGCTCCTTGGCGATGCGGGCAGCGGCCTTGCGGTACTCGCCCGGATCGGCATCCGAACCCAGAAAACTGCCCCACTGGCGCGCACTGTTGATGGCGTGCGTGCGCCAGGAGCGCTCAATCAGCCCGTGCCCCTGCGGGTGGCCAGGGATGCCGGTGCGGTGGTCGATGCCCAGGCGGGCGCAAAAACCATCCACGGGGCAATCGATCTGCTTGGCCGTCTCGCCCCCGCCGTTGTCCGAATACAAAATGGCAGGCACGCCGCACTGCCCGATGGCATGGCGCATGCAATCGCCCACGGCAATGACGTTCTCGCTGTAGTTGACCGACCAGCCCTGAATGCGCCGCGTGGCTGCGTCGATCGCCACCGTCAACTCCGGCCGGAACGGCTGGCCATGATCGGGGTGGCGCACCTTGGCCTTGTAGGTGTGGCCATCCATCAGCCACACGTCATTGGGCTTGAGTACGCTGGTATCGCGCCGTTTAAACGGCAGCAGGGCTGCGCGTGCGGCGCCGCTGTGGCGGGCCTTGATGGCCTGCACGTTGTCCGTCTTGGCAATGGCGCGGCGGCAGCGGCCATACAGGGCCCGGCCATCGTCGGCGGGTAGGCCGAGCTTGCGCTTGATGGCGCGCACCGCATTGCTGAGATTGCGCCACTGCGGGTCGCGACTGAAATACAGGGCCAGCACCATGGCCACGTCCTCGCCCACCGCTGCCAGCGGCTGGGCCTGCGCGGGCGCGGGCAACAGCGCCTGCCAGCCGCCTTCGCGGCGCAGCCTGGCCCAGCCCTCCAGCGTGCGCGCCGAGAGCGTGCTGCGGCGCTGATTGGCCGCGCTGACGATGCCGTGCAGCGCCTCGCCCGGCTGGGCCAGCGTGGCCTGCGCGGCCACCTGGGCATAGGCCTTCTTGGCGCCGCACAGGCAGGCGGCGCTGTCGACCATGCGCAGCAGCTGCATGCGCGCATCGGCGCAGCGCTGCTCGCCCTCGCTGGGCGGCTGGCGCAACAGGCCAGGCCTGGCCGCTGCCGTGGCAGGCAGGGCCTCATCGCCCTGCGGCTCGGGCAGCGCCAGCGGCGCGGCCGGGGTAATGGCCTGCGCGGCGCGCTGGCCGGCCTGGCCAATGCGCTGCGCAGCCAGCGCGGCCTGGGTCTGGGCCGGCAGGGCCGCGCTGTCGTACTCCAGCCCGCCGCCGCCCGTGCGGCCCTGGCGCTGGCGGCTGGGCACGGCCAGCTGCTGCAGCCGATCGCGCGTGCGGCGCTCGGACGCTGGCATGCCTGGCAGGCCAGCCAGCTCGCGGGCAGTCATCCAGATGCTGCTGCTCATGGCTTACCCCGGAAACGCCTTCTTGGGGAAGATTTCAGCCAAATTGCGCTCAATGCGCGCCATCGACAACACTGTCTGGATGATGTGCTGGCGGCTGCGCTCGGAGAGGCTGTCCAGGCATTGCAGAATATGCGCCTGCTCTGCCGTCAACGCGACGACAACGGGCAGCTCGGCAGCCACGCCCGTGAGCACCCAATCCACATCAATGCCCAGCTCGGGCCGTCGCTGTGCCAGTGCGCGCAACTTTTTCTCGGGGAAGGAGTTGCGCTTTTTGCGGGCGTTGAAGGCTTTCTCACCAATGCCAAGCATGTCAGCGACCTCCTTGTCTTTGCTCACGCGCAGACAGAACTTCAGCCGCCCCAGCGCACAGGCAAACGCAATGGCCGGATCGTCCACCCCGGCAGGCGGGTTGACGCGCAATGCGCGTGCGCGCTCTATCACATCGGGCGGGAAATAGTTGGGGGACATGGCTTTCTCTCTCCTGCAAGAAAAGGGCGCCCGCCAGACAGGCGCTTGATGGGCGGCATCCCAAGGCGCGCGGGCTCTCTGGGGCGCTGACGCTCGGGGCGTGCAGGCCGCTCGGGGGCGCGGGCGCTCGCCGGGATGTGCTCCTGGCGCGCCGCTGGCGGGCATAACGGGGGCTTAAATCAGGCTGAGCTGCTCGCACTGCCGATGCGTCAGCGCGGCAAACGGGCGTGGCCTTGCGGGGTAGAACGGGGGCGGCTGATCGGGCAAACCCTGCTGGGCCAACTGGGCCAGCGCATGCGGCCAGTGCCCATGGCCGTAGCCATCGCGGCCATGCAGCACTTTGGAGAGGGTGTAGCGGCTCACGCCCAGGTTGTAGGCCAGGGTGCTCACCCCCACCACCGAGGCCCAGGCGCACAGGCGCAAGAACCAGTCTTCGTTCTGGTAGGCGATGCGCGGCGCAAACCGTGCGCGCGCCGCCCTTGCCCCATGGCCGCCGCTGGCCTGGGCCAATTGCTGCTCCATGCGGTTGAAGGCATCGATGTAGGCCAGCTTGAATTGCAGCGCGCGCTTGCCGGTAAAGCCCATGCACAGCAGCGTGAAGCCGTCGCGGGTGAGGCGGTAGGCGGGGGATTTGCGGATTTTTCCGAGGCCGATTTCGACGTCAATCTCCATCAGCTCAAAATTGAGCTGATGGGAATCCGGCAGCTCCGCCAGCAGGTTTTCAATGTCTCGCAGTACGTTCCTATGCTGCTTGCCAAAGTGATATGCAACATCGGTGGACAGGCAGGTGGCATGGCCGTTGACCGGGGTCAGTTGCGGCAATTCGGCGGCGGCGGGGGTTTGTTGCAGTGCGTGCATGGTTTGCCTCGTAGAATTTGTTTAAACATTGGGTGTGGTGGTGGGGGTTTTGGCCGGATCGGGCTTGAGGCCCAGGGCCGCGGCCACTTCATGCGTTTGGCCGCGCCAGCCAGCCGCGCGGCCGTTGAGTACGCGGTACACCACGTCGCGCGGAAAACCGTGGGCATCGGCCCACTGGCCGACGGACTGACCGCGTGCGCGGAATTGCTCTTTGATTTGTTGAGGGGTCATAGGTGGCTCCTTTCTTTGGCTTCGTTGCGTGACATTTTAAGTGTCAATCGTTACTTTACACGTCTTTCGTTAGATTGCCAAGGACTAGCCATGAATTTTTTTGACGAGGCTTCGCTGCGCCTAAAGCAGCAACTCAAAGTGACTGAAGACAAGCAGGCAGCTGAGACCCTGGGGATGACGGGCAATGCTTGGACAATGCGAAAACGCCGCGGCTCCTTCCCCGAAAAAGAGCTGCGCGCGCTGGCCCAGCAGCGCCCTGAGCTGGGCATTGATGTGGAGTACGTGCTGACGGGGTTGCATGCGCCAGTGCAGCGCCCGGATGCTTACGAACAGCCCGTGCATGAGCGGCTGAAGATTGATTTGCTGCGCCTGGGGCTGAGTGCGGGCCAGGCGGCCCAGGCGGTGGGCGTGCCAGAGAGCGAGATGCGCAATGCCCTGCTGGGCGTCAGCGCCGTGCCTGCGGCCTGGCTGGCGGCGCTGGCGCCGCTGAAACTCGATGTGGTGTATGTGTTGCTGGGCAAGGGCCAGCAGCAGGTGAGCTACGCGCTCAACCCCACGGAAGAGCGCCTGCTGCGCGGCTGGCGGGCCTGCTCGGCGGATGTGCAGGCGGTGGTGATGGCGGCCATTGCCGCAGGCGAGACACAGGCGCGGCAATGAGCCGAGGGCGCGCCATGCTGATTCACATGCAGGTCAAAAACCTGCGTGGCAGCGCCGAGGAGCTGGTCTATCAAGGCCCATCGGCGCTGGAGGTGCATGCCATGCCGGACGAAGACTCGGTGGGCGTGTATGTGAGCGACCCAGGCTGGAAGAATGCGGCATGCACCCTGCTGCTGGAGCCGCAAGACGCGCGCCGCCTGGCCGAACAACTGCTGCAACAGGCTGCTGTGGTGCAGTGCCAATGAGACTTGGGCGACGAAGGGGTGTGGAAGATTTCCTATTTTCCAAACTCTTGTTGAGGTAAGATTTCCGGAAATCAACTTGAGCAAGGAATCTCTGATGACCACTTTCGCACTGCAACCGTCTGGCCAGCCTGATGCCAAGGTTGTCCAGGATCAGCAACAGGTGAACCAGTGGCTGGGCGCTTTGGGGCTGGATGAACAATGGATTTTGCAGGCGCGCATCGCTGGCATGGATAGCCGAGGTAGCCTGATTCCAGGTGCGTGTGCGCTGACGGCTGCTGGCTCACTGCAATGGCATTACACCGTCCAAGCGGTGCGTGCTCAGTTGGGTTTGCAGGGCTGGAGCTTGATTGACCCCAGGGGCTGCCCATTTGCCGTCTCGCCCGATCGATCCGTGGCGCTGGTGGTGATGACGGGGGATGCGGCCACGGGCTTGCCCGATCAGGGGCCGCCCAGGAACAGCTCGACCAAGGGCCGGACGACGCAGGCGGCCATTGATGGCGACCTGTTTCGCCAGCCCGAGGGCAAACACGTCGAGGATTTCCAGCAAGAAAACCTGGCCACCCAGGTATGGGTATTGCTGATCCATTACGATGAGCGGTTGCGAGAGTCGCGCGCCGAGCTGAGTCGGCCCAATGGCTTTGACGGGCGCTATATCACCAGTTGGGGGACCCGGCTGTTGCTGGAACCCGTTGCGGGCGATGGCGCTGTGGTTGTGACACCTGTTGGCGATGCGCCGACAGCGCCGCAGCCTGTGGTGGTGGAGGTCAGTCCTAAAACGGGCACTTGAGATAGGCTTATGAACACGGTGAACCCTGAGCGCATCACCTTCGCCCGCGTCCGGCGGCGATGGAGCAAGGCCAGGCTGGCCAGCGAGCTGGGGGTCACGGCGCGTAGCGTCCAGAACTATGAGGCTGGGGCTACGGCCCCGGATCCCGCCACACTGGCCGAGCTGGCGCGACTGCTGAATTTCCCTCAGCAGTTTTTTTTCGTGCAGGAGGCCATGCCCTGCATTGGGGAGCATGCCGCGAGCTTTCGCGCACTCTCCAAGATGACGGCCAGCATGCGCGCTTGCGCCACCAGCGCCGGGGCGATTGCCTTTCTGGTCAATGATTGGCTGGAGCAACGCTTTCACCTGCCCGAGCTGGACCTGCCTGACTTGAGCGATTTGCCGCCCGTGGAGGCGGCAGCGACCTTGCGGCGCATGTGGGGCCTGGGCCATGAGCCGATTGACAACATGGTGCACTTGCTCGAATCCAAGGGCGTTCGCGTATTCTCTCTGGTAGAGGAAAGCCGCGATGTGGATGCTTTTTGCACATGGCACGAGGGGCGACCGTTTGTTTTTCTCAATACCCAAAAAACGGCAGAGCGCAGCCGCTTCGATGCCGCGCATGAGTTGAGTCATTTGGTGTGCGACATCTACAGCATGCGGCACGGGTTGGAGCACAACCCGGAGATGGAGCGCAACGCCAATGTGTTTGCTGCTGCGTTTTTGATGCCTGAGCAAAGCATTGCCAGCACCCGGCCCGCGCATTGCACATTCGCGGCGATGCTCAAGGCCAAGAAGCATTGGAAGGTTTCGCTGGCCAGTCTGGCCTACCGCTACCACAGCCTGGGCTTGATTTCCGATTGGCATTACCGCAATTTGTGCGTGGAGATTGCCCAGGCGGGTTATCGCAGGGGTGAGCCTGACGGCATCCCCAGAGAAGAGTCTCAACTGCTGCCCAAAGTCTTTGCCTATCTGGCTGGGCAAGGCTTAGGGAGACGCGACATCGCTCGGGACCTGAACATCAGTGTTCAAGAAATTCATGATTTGACCTTTGGCTTGACGCTTTCGGTGTTTGAAAATAAAAATGCAGGAGCAGCGTCACCAATGCATAATTCAGAGCCTAGGCAAACTTCAGGCTCTAAAGCGGTGTTGCGCCTAGTCACCACGCCGCAAGGTACGTAATCAAGCTCCTCAGGCCAGCACAAGCTGGCCTTATTTGTTTGCGTCGCCACCGGCACAGTGGCGGCATGGCAAACACATCCAAATCCACAACGCCGCAACTGGGGCTCAAGCTGGGCGCGGCCACGGCCGCTGCGGTGCTGGCCATCCTGGTGGGCACTGGCGGCTCGGGCCTGATCCCCGCCGAGGAGGGGCGGCGCAATCGCGCCTATCTGGACCCGGTAGGCATCCCCACCATTTGCGAGGGCTGGACGCGCGGCGTGCGCCTGGGCGATTGGGCCAGCGACGCCCAGTGCGATGAGCTGACGCTGCGCGGCATCCATGAGGCCGCCGACGTGCTGGTGCGCCATGTGCCAGCGCCGGTGGTGGCGCGCATGCCGCCGGCCACCATCGCCGCGCTGCTGAGCTTTATCTACAACGTCGGCCCCGGCGCGCCTGGGCAAAAGGACGGCTTTGTCTGGCTCAAGAGTGGCCGCCACAGCACCATGCTGCGGCTGCTGCAGGGCGGCGATGTGCGCGCCGCCTGTCGGCAAATGCCGCGCTGGGCCACGGCGCAGGGCAAGCCGCTGCGCGGCCTGAAGCTGCGCCGCCAGCGCGAAATGGCGCTGTGTTTGCAGGATTTGCCTGGCAGCGGCCAGGCCGCCAACGTGCAGGGGGCGCCATGAGAGTGCTTGCTGCGCTGGAGCGCTGGGCCGCCGTGGCGCTGCTGCTGGCCTGCCTGGCCCTGGCCGGGGTGGCCGATTGGCAGATGCGGCGCGCCCGCGCCGCCCGCGCCGAGCTGGCCGCATTGCAGGCGGCAGTGGCCGCGCAAAACGCCCAAGCGGCGCACACCCTCCAAACCCTCACCCGAGAGCGCGATGCCGCCCAGAAGCGCGCCGATGCCGCGCACACCTTGCAGGAGCAAACCGATGCACAAAACCAAGCCGAAATCGCTCGCCTGGCTGGCGAGCTTGAGCGCCGCCCTGTGCGGGTGCGCATCGTCACCCGCCCCGCTGCCTGTGGGCCAGGTGGTGGTGGCCCCCCAGATCACGCCCCCGCCGGTGCCGACGCTGGTGCAGCAGACGCCAGCGCGGCCATTGGGCTACTTCCAGCGCGAAACGCTGAACGCCTTGCAGCAGTGATTGCCGAGATGGAGACCGTCAACGCGGCCTATGCATCGTGCCGGGCGCGGCTGTTGCAGCACTGAGAACAACCCCCTCCCACCACCACACGCAAACCACCATGCCACTGGAAAAAGAAGAACTGCTGTTGCTGGGCAAGATGGACGGCAAGCTCGACTCCATCACCAGCCACCTCAACCGCCAGGACAAGCGCCTGGCCGAGCTGGATCAAAAGGTCGATGTGGGCCTGCATCGCCTGGACGACAAGATCGAATCGAACCACGTGGCCACGCGCGCGCAGATTGCCGAGCTGGACAAGCGCCTGCGCGACGTGGAGAAAAAGTCCGCCGTGGTCGGGGCCGTGGGCGGCAGCGCCGCCGGCGTGGGCGTGGCGCTGATCGTCGAGGCGGCAAAGAATTGGCTGCGCGGGGGGCTGTGAATGGCGCACCCGCAGGAAAAGCGCACCCAGCTGCGCAGCCTGTACGTGTACCAGCGCCTGCCGATGGATGCGGCCTGCGCCAAGGCGGGCGTGGCGCGCGGCACGGCCAATCGCTGGAAAAAGGAAGCTGCCGCCGCTGGCGATGACTGGGACAAGGCCCGCGCCGCTGTGGCGCTGGGCGATGAAAGCATGTCGTCGCTGGCGCAAAAGTTGCTGGAAGACTACCTGGTGCAACACCAGCACACGATCGACCTGCTGCGCGAGGCCACCGAAATGAGCGCGCGCGAGCGGGCCGAGACGCTGGCGAGCATGAGCGATTCGTTTAACAAAACCATGAATTCGTTCAAGCGCCTCTCGCCCGAGATCAACAAGCAGTCCATCGCGCTGGACGTGCTGCAGCGCCTGGTAGCGTTTGCCCAGCAACAGCACCCCGGCCATGTGCAGATGCTGCTGGATCTGCTGGAGCCCTTCGGCGCAGAGCTGGCGAGGGCGTATGGATAACTGGACTTTCGTGCTGGTGTTGCTGCGCCTGGCGCTGCTGTTTGTTGGCGCAGTGGTTGTCCTGATGTGGTTGGCTGGATGCCTGGGCCTGGCCGATTTCCGACTGATTTTTGTCGTGCCGGAGGTCGCTGGCCATGGCTAAAACCAGCAAGGAGTTTTTACAGGGCCTGGCCCAGCTGGCCGAGGATCTGCGCCGCCAGGTCGATGCAAACCTGGACGGCTGGGACATCAGCCCCGCTGCCGTGGCCGAGCGCCGCCGACGGGTGTTTGACCCCATTGGCGGCTACGAGTTTTGGGATCGCACCTACTTCCCGCACTACGGCCAGGCCGAGCCATCGCAGTTGCACCGCTACCTGTACGAGCGCCTGCCGCGCCTGGTGGAAAACCCTGCCGGGCAGCGCGATGCCATTGCCGCGCCGCGCGGCGAGGCCAAATCGACCAAAGTCAGCATGTCGTTTGTGTTGTGGTGCATCGTCACCGGGCGCAAGTGGTACGCGGTGATCATCATGGATGCGTTCGAGCAGGCCGCTGAGATGCTGGAGGCCATCAAAGCGGAGTTGGAGGCCAACCCGCGCATTGCGGGTGATTTCCCCGAGGCCGCAGGCCAGGGCCGCGTGTGGCGCGCGGGCGTGATTGTCACGGCCAATGGCCGCAAGGTGGAGGCATTTGGCTCGGCCAAAAAAATCCGGGGCCGCCGCCACGGCGCACACCGGCCCGATTTGGCCATCATGGACGACATCGAGAACGATGAGAACGTCGCCCAGCCTGCCCAGCGCGACAAGCTGGAGGCGTTTGTGACCAAGGGCGTGCTCAACCTGGGGCCGCCCGACGACAGCATGGACGCCATCATCATCGGCACGGTGCTGATGTACGACAGCGTGCTCAGCCGGTTTTTGCGCAACCCGCTGTGGCATCGCAAGGTGTTCAAAGCCATCCTGCAATGGCCCGAGCGCATGGATTTGTGGGAGGAGTTCGAGCGCCTGCTGCTCAACGCCGACACCCCCGCCGATGGCATGGCCGCCGCGATGGCGTTGTACGAGCAGCAGCGCGCCGAGATGGACGCGGGCGCGCAGGTGAGCTGGCCAGCGGTGCGGCCGCTGGTGCAGCTGATGATCAAGCGCGCGCGCGAGGGGCATACGGCGTTCGATTCCGAGCAGCAAAACGACCCGACGGCGGGCGATGACGCCCCCTTTGCCAACAGCATCCAGTTCTGGGTTTCGCGCTTGGACAGTTGGGTGTTTTACGGCGCGTGCGACCCCTCTTTGGGTAAAGCGGGCGGCGGGCGCGACCCATCGGCCATTGGCGTGGGCGGCTACAACCGCGAGACAGGCGTGCTGGATGTGGTGGAGGCCAAGATCCGCAAGCGCACGCCCGACCGCATCATCAGCGACGTCATCGAGATGCAGCGCGAGTACCAATGCCGCGTGTGGGGCGTGGAGAGCGTGCAGTTTCAGGAGTTTCTGCGCACCGTGCTGGTTAAACGTTCGGCCGCGCTTGGCGTGCCCGTGCCCGCGCGCGGCGTGATTCCACTGGCCGACAAACAACTGCGCATCGAGAGCCTGCAACCGCATATGCACAACGGGCTGATCCGACTGCACAGCAGCCAGAGCACACTGATCAATCAATTCAGGCATTTCCCGAAGGCCGACCACGACGACGGCCCCGACATGGTCGTCGTTCTGTGGATGCTGGCCGTCAGCGGCGGCCTGGCCGCTGCGGCGCAGAGCACCAACAACGGGCCAGAGCGCAGCGCCGCCGAGCGCTATGGCCGCACGGTGCGGCGGATGTTCAGGAGGATGAGATGACAAAGAGCAAACCAGGGGGCCAGCGGGCGATGCTGGAAATGGCGGCATTGGATGCCATCAAGCTGGGCCTGCTGTGGGCCTGGCTGGTGCAGGGCGTGAGCTGGGCGGGCAATGTGCTGACGTTCTGGGTGTGGCTGATGTTTGCGCTGGTGGTGCTGTTGCTGCTGGCCTATGCGCGCATGCCCGACCCGCCCACCCTGGCCCTGCCCCGCTTCAGGGGCAAGGCGGCCTGGCTGTGGCAGAGCCTGGACGCCGTGCAGATCACGGCGCTGGCAGGCGCAGGGCATTTTGTTCTGGCGTCGGTGTATTTCCTGACGTGGTTTTTGTCCTACGCCCTGTTGGGCATGAGCGATGCCAGCGAGGAGGAGGCCCAGCCATGAGCCAAGCGCGCGACGATTACGACTACATCCTGGGCGCCATTGCCGCATTGCCCGAGGCCGACCAGCGTGGCGTGCAGCAGGCCGCCCGGGCCCTGCGCGAACTGCTGGCGCGAACGGGCGACCACGGCCGCCTGGCCTTGGCGCTGGTGGGCGCGCAGGTGCGTTTGGAGGACGATTGATGAGCTGGATCGGCAAACTGCTGGGCCGCAGCCCCGCGACACCGCCCGTGCCTGCCGTGCCGGCTGCGCCGCCTGCGGCCGCCGCCCGGCTGGCCGAGGCCGCGCCAGGCCATGAGGCCGGGTGGCGGCGTCTGAGCGGCGAGGGCCAGGGCGGCCAGAACGAGCGCGACCTCAGCCCCATGGCCCAGGGTCGCATGCAAAAACTGGCCGAGCACCTGTGGCAGGCCAATGTGTTGGCCAATCGGCTGATCGAGCTGCCGCTGGCCTATTTGCTGGCCGAGGGCGTGACGCTGCAGGCGGCCGATGAGCAACAGCAGGCCGTGCTGGATCGGCACTGGTTTGACCCCATCAACAACTGGCCGGCCAAGCTGGAAGCGCGCGTGCGCGCCCTGGCCCTGCTGGGCGAGCAGTGCTACACGGCCCATGTGGGGCCGGACGGCATGGTGCGCCTGGGCTATCTGGACCCGCGCCGCATCGCCCAGGTGGTGATGGACCCGGACAACCCCGAGCAGCCCATTGGTGTAATCACGCAGCGCGATGCGCGCGGCCGCTATCACAAGTATCGCGTGATCGTGCTGGGCGACGACGAGCTGCTGTTCTCGCGCCGCACGGCGCAGATCCGCGCTGAGGATTTCACCGACGGCGAGTGCTTTTTGCTGCAGCTCAACAAGCTGCCGGACGGCAGCCGAGGCCGCTCCGACCTGCTGGGGCAAATGGATTGGCTGGACGCCTACGATGAGTTCCTGTTTGGCGAGCTGGACCGCATTGCGGACCTGCGTCGATTCGTTTGGGACATCACCATGCAGGGCGCAGACCAGGAGGCGGTGGAGGCCTATCAAAAAACGTTTGTCCCGCCCAGCAGCAACGGCGCATTCGTTCACAACGAGAGCATGACGCTGGAGCCCAAGTCGCCCGCGCTGCACGCGGCCGACACCAGCGAAAGCGCGCGGCTGCTGCGCAACCACGTGCTGGGCGGCAGCACCTTCCCGGAGCACTGGTTTGGCGGCGGGGCCGATGCCAACCGGGCCATCGGCGAGAGCATGAGCGAGCCGACCTTCAAGGTTTACACCTCGCGCCAGGGGCGGCTGAAATTGTTCCTGGAGGAAATTGGCCGCTACGTGCTGTGGAAATCCAGCCAACAGACGGCCACGCCCGATTGGAGCGATCCGCGCTGGCATGTGACCGCCGTATTCCCCGAGCTGGCCAACCGCGACGTGACCAAATTTGCCGCCGCGCTGCAATCGGTGGTGGCCGCTGCCATGCTGGCCATCGACCGGGGGCTGCTGACCGAGGAGACGGCCCTGAAAATCGTCGCCGACGTGGCCAGCCGCTTTGGGCAGGAGATCGACCCGGCCGCCGAGCTGGAAGCCGCGCGCGCCCAGGCCGAGCAGCGCGCGGCCGAGCAGGCCCAGCGCGACACCTACCGCGCGCCGGCATTGGCCCGCGCCGTGAATGAGGCTGGGCGCGCCTGATGCCTGACAGCCCCAAGCCCAGCGCCGAGCAGCGAGATTTCGAACGCGCGTTGCTGCAGCTGTTGACCGAGCGCGGCCAACTGCTGCGCGCCCAACAGCAACGCGTGCTGGAGCTGCTGCAGGCCGCGCGCGGCGACATCCTGGCGCTGCTGGCCGAGCAGCCTGCCGATTGGCAGCAGCTGCAGCTCAGCCAGGTCATGGCGCAGATCGACGCCATCCTGGGCGGGGCCACCAGCGCCGCCAGCGCGGCAACCGCCGCCGGCATGGGGGCGGCGCTGACGCTGGGCCAGGAGCTGGTGGACAGGCCGCTGGCCGCCATCGGCACCCGGCTGGACGCCGTACTGCCCGTGCAAAACACCCACTTCCTGGCCGCGCTGCGCCAGTTTGTCGCTGGCCGCCTGGCCGACGTAGGCCATGTGGCCCATGGCCAGATCGACCGCGCGCTGGCCCTGGCGCTGATTGGCGGGCACACGCCCCACCAGGCCATACAGCAGGTGCAGCAGGCCCTGGGCGGGGCCGCCCAGGCGCGCGCGGCCACCATCGTGCGCACCGAGCTGGGCAGGGCATTTGCCGTGGGCGCCGATCAGCGCCTGCGCCAGGCTGCGGCCCTGGTGCCCGGACTGCACAAGCAATGGCGGCGCAGCGGCAAAATCCACAGCCGCTGGCAGCACGACCTGGTCGATGGCCAGGTCGTGGCGCACGACAAGCCGTTTCGCGTGCCGAATCCGGGCGGCGGCGTGGATCTGATGATGCACCCGCACGACCCGGCCGCCCCGGCCGAGCAGGTCATCAACTGCGGCTGCCTGGCCATCCCCTGGATGGCGCATTGGCAGGTGCAGCGCCCAGGCGCACAACCCTTCAGCCAGCGCGAGCTGGAGCTGCACCCGGCCAAGGCCGAATTGGATCGCCAGGCCAAGGCGGCGGGGTGGCGGCAGGAGCCGCTGCCGGGGGCCAAGGATGCGGTGATTCCCAGGGCGAAGATTTTGGATTACTCGCTCAACCCCGAGCATCCCAGTGGCGGCCACAAGGCGCGCGTACTGCAATCCATGCTGGGGTTCAATTTGGAAAGCGCCAATGCATTCGAGCAGGCGCTGCGCCAAGGGCTACTCAAAACCCCGGCGACGCTCAATCCGGAATCTGATGTGGATAGGCAGTGGCGGCATCGCCGTTACACCGTGCAGATGTATGTCACCGGCCCCAATGGCAAAAGCGCTGTTGTGACAACGGCCTGGAAAATCCATAATGACGATCCACTGCGGGCGCCGCACTTGGTGTCTGCATACATCGACACCAAGGCCAACAACGCCATCATGGGCAAGAAAAGAAAGGGGCAGTCATGACGCACAAATTCCATGACGTTCAGGTCGTTCGGACCACGCGTGCGCTGCCTGCTGGCAATGAAAGCGGCGGCTGGCCTGCGGCGGCCATCGAGAAAGGAACGCTGGGGACGGTGGTCGATCTGCTGGGCAAGGCCGAAACCGGGTATTGCTATATGGTCGAATTCATTGACGACGAGGGCTGCGTCATCGCGCTGCACTGCGTGGATGAGGCAGATTTGGCCCCAATGCAATGAACAAACCCGCCAGATGGCGGGTTTGTTGTTTGGGTGATGAGGGCTTAGCCTTCAACCGGTTGCAGCGGCAGATAGGTGGTGACCTCGCCGATGAGAACGGCCTGCAACTGGCCCTCTGGCGCGCGGCACAACGGCACGGTGCCTGCCAGCGCCGTCAATTGCGGGTGCGTGTATTGCCTGCCGCGATAGTGCACCACGCCGCCAGCATGCACGCGCCGGATCGCCTTGATGCTGGGGCCGCGGCTGGCCTGCTGTTTGCTTTTGTAGCGATCCCAAGCGGCCATGATCTTGGCGGAATTGGCGGGCCAATACCCGTTGCAGATTTTATGCACCATCCCCAGCGACAGGTGCAAGGCGTTGGCGGCCTGTCGGAATGAGCGCCCGCGGATGAACTGGAGCAAATCGACGGGCGCGCCAGAGGCGTTTTTGGGTGTCACCCTGCCTACCCCATCACCCACCCCTCGTTCATCGCTGCTACCCCGTTCAAATTCGTTCATTGGGGCATGTTTTGGGGTTGATTTCGCACGTGTTTTCATGTTTGTGCCTCCATGCTGGAATTTTGCCCGTCTGCGGCGGGATAAAAACCGGTCAGGATGTACTGTACGCTCAAGCCACGCTGGGCCAGGGTGAGGAGAAAGTCGGCGCGCATGTGGGTGAGGTTGATCTCTTTTTGGGAGAGAGGCGCGCTGCACAGGTATTCGATCGGTGCCAGATCAAGCCCCGCCTTGCGCGCTTCTTTCAGCAGGCGCTGGCCGATTTCCCTGCCCAGGCGCTGACGCCAGGCGACCAGGGGTTTGTTCTCCTGCGGGGTCTCGTAAGGGCGTGATGCGGGCGGCGGGTTCGATGGAGCGGCAATTTCGTGGAACACATAGGCCACATCCATGCCGTGCCGTGCCGCCAGGGCAAACCAGTGGGCGTGCAGCAGCGCGGCCATATGCGGATTGCGCAGCACACAGGGCAGATCAATCCAAGCATCTGCGCCATGCACGGTCTGAGGGGTAAAGCGCAGGCGCTGCCACTCCTGCACAAAACGCTGGCCCATGGCCTCGCAGCCTAGCCGCCACTGGCGTTTTTCATCCATGGTTTTGAACAGCGTCATGCCGCACCTCCTTGCGTGGCCGTTTGTGCAAAGCGGGCTTGGTATTCGCGCTCAGCGGCTGCATCGCGCAGGGTCAGATTACCGAAAACCAGAGCGCTCTCAGTAGCGCCAACGCATCGGTCGATGTGTTGGCGCACGATGGTCAGCAAAGAGCCAAGATCGTCGCGGTCCACAAAAGAGGATTCGCCGACGCTGCGCACATGGGGGCGATAAATGAGGTCTTCCAGCGCCTTGAGCGCAGCCAGGCCATTGTGGGCCTCGGTCAGTGCGTCCTGCGCGTCGTGGATGGTGCGCGAGGCAAAGGTGTAGGTTTTTCGGGTGTGTTCGCCCGCAGCAGGGGCAAGGGTTTGAGCCATGTTGGCCTCCTACGTTTTGAGAGGAGCCACCAGAATGCGGGTGGCCGGGGCGCACTCTCGGGTACATAGGGACACCGCGTCAGGGTTTTGGCAAGCCTTATGCCCTGTCTCTACCCCCGGCCATAACCAGGTTGCGCCGCTGCTGAGCGAACGACGGGCGTGCGCGCGCAACGGGCAAAAAAATAGCGCCTGTCTGACGGGGGCGTTTGACCGCCCTATGAAATTTTGAGAGGCCTCCAGTTTAAACATTTGCCCCATATCGCGCAACCGCGTTGCGGCGATGAGGCTATGATGCAAACACAGCTCCTCAACGCACAGGCCAGCAATTGCTGGCCTGTTTTTGTTTTTGCTTCACCGGCACGATGCGCCCCATCGACAACAACCGATGGATGGTGAGCGCATGAGCAACCCCAAAAAACCGGCGGCGCGGCAGGCTGCCCCCGCCCCTGCAAATCAACCCGATGCCAACCCCGTGCAGGCTGCGCCAGTGCAACCCGATGACGAGGTGAGCCTGGCCGAGGCGGCGGCGCTGGTGGGTATTGAGCTGGGCGACGTGCTGGCCTGGCGCTGCTACGACGGCCGAATCGTGGTGGTCACCCGTTGGGGCGCCAAGCTCATTGGCGACCGGGAGGCCTGAGATGCCGGCGCAGACCCCATCCCCAGTTACGGCAGAGCAAGGCCGGGGCCCGGCGAGCGAGACGCAGATGCCCCTTGAGGCGCAGACGCTCATTGAAGCGCAGACGCCCGCCGAGGCACAGACGCCCGGCGCGCCCGCGCCCCGGCCTTGCGAAGCCACCCATGCCACCTTCCGCGAGGCCGCTGACGGCTCCATCGCCGTGACGCTGATCCGCGCCGGGCGCAGCGGCAACAACAACTACTACCCCGACGCCGCCCTGCGCGAGGCCGCGCCGCTGTTCGAGGGCGCGCGGGTGTTTGCCAAGAGCGACGCTGAGCACATCAAGGGTGGCGGCAAGGATGTGCGCAACCTGATTGGCGGGGTGTATGGCGTGCAGTTCGTGGAGGGCCAGGGGCCGGATACGGGCGCGCTGACGGGGACGTTTCGCCCCATCAGCCCCAGCGACCCCGTAGTGCAAAAAATGACCGAGGCCGTGCAGCGCGGCATGCAGCACTTGCTGGGCCTGTCCATCGACGCGATGGCCAGGACGCGACCGCGCCGCGAGGGGCGCACGGTGCTGCGCGAGGCGGTGCGATTCAGCCGCGTGAATTCCGTCGATCTCATTGTCGAGCCAGGCGCGGGCGGCGGCCTGGATCGTTTGAGCGAAGCCGCTGCCGATCAACCAACTGACAAAGAGGAAAAAGGGGAAGCTATGCCACTGTGGAAACAGCGCCTGCTGGAGGCGATTCAAAAAACCGCGCCTGCGCAATACGCGGCCATCAACCCGGAGACGATTGGCGACGATGAGCTGGTCAACCTGCATGAGGCCGTGTGCGGCCCGCTGGTGCCCGGTGATGCGGGGGCTGCCGGGGCCGGTAGCGATAACCTGCGCGAGGCCAAGGGCGAGGATGCGCCAGTGACGCGGGCCGAGCTGCAAATGCTGCAGCTGCGCCAGAAGGCCAGCCAGCGCATTGCCGCCAGCACCTTGCCCGGCCCGGCCAAGCAGCGCCTGCAAACGCAGTTCGAGCGCGCCGAGCGCTTCACCGAGGCCGAGATCGACCAGGCCATCAAGGCCGAGGGGGAATATCTGGCGCGATTCACCGAGTCGGGCAGCGTGCGCGTGCCCGCATTTGGCGCGGGCAGCATCGAGGTGGGCGACCGCAGCGTGCGGGTGCGCGAGATGCTCGATGCGTTTTTTAACCCGGCGCACAAAAACCATGGCGCGGTCAGCTCCTTGCGCGAGGCGTACATCGAGATCACGGGCGACAAGCGCGTGACGGGCCGCATGGAGCATTGCGACATGGGCCGCATGGCCGAGAGCCTGGGCGTGATGCGCGAGGCCATCGACAGCGGCACCTTTGCCAGCGCGCTGGGCGATTCGATCACGCGCCGCATGCAGGAGATCTACACCGGCGAGACGGATTTGGACGTCTGGCGCAAAGTGGCCACGGTGGGCAGCGTGAGCGATTTCCGCACGCAAGAGCGCATCCAGATCGGCGGCTATGGCAACCTGCCAGCTGTGGCCGAAAAAGGTGAATACACGGCCCTGAGCTCGCCCAGCGATGCCAAGGCGACCTACAAGGTCAGCAAGCGCGGCGGCACGGAGACGGTGACGCTGGAGACCATCAAAAACGACGATGTCAATACCGTGCGCCGCATCCCGCTGGAGCTGGCTCTCGCGGCCAAGAACACGCTTTATGAGTTCGTGTTCGATTTCTTCAAGGACAACGGCAACATCTACGACGGCAAGGCGCTGTACCACAGCGACCACGGCAACCTGTTCACGACGGCCCTGTCGGCGGATGAATTTGCCAAGCATCGCCTAGCCATGCTCAAGCAAACGCGCTCGGGCAGCGGCAAGCGTCTGGCGGCCGCGCCGCGCACGCTGCTGATCCCGTTCGAGCTGCAAGAGCTGGCCTACAACCTGTTCGTGCGCCAGCAAAACCTGGACAAGACGTTTGTGCAGACCATCAACCCGGAAATCATCCCCGTCTCCTACTGGACGGATGACAAGGACTGGGTGACGGTGGCCGACACCAACCGCCTGCCGGTGCTGGAGGTCTCGTTCCTCGATGGCCGACAGGAGCCGGAGCTGTTCGTGCAGGACATGCCCAACGTGGGCAGCCTGTTCGCCAACGACACCATCACCTACAAGATTCGCCACATCTACGGCGGCGCGGTGCTGGTCGATGGCTACAAGGGCACGACCAAGGCCGTGGTGGCCTGATCGGCAATCGTCAAAGAACCGGGCTGGCACCCCGTACCACTGCCCGGCCGCCTGGTGTTTTGGGGTTTTGACCAGGCGGCTTGTCCAAGCGCCGCGGGCCGGTGTTTGGACAAGCCAGATGATTTTTTCTTGAGGATGCCCATGACCATGGATGAACTGCGCGCCAGCGTCGAGCACATGGTGCGCGACCAGCACCAGGTGCTTGCCGCGCCTGAGCGCGACCGCGCCATTGACATGGCGCTGGCGCGCTACGGCGTGGACATGCCGCGCCGCGCCAGCGCCACGCTGCGCTGGCAGGCCGATGGCCATGCCCAGCGCCTGCCGCAGCAGTGGCAGCTGAGCTTTGAGCTGCTGCATGTGGAGCTGCTGGGCGCAGGCGGGCGCAATGAGGCCCTGCACCGCTACCTGGTGCGCGAGCTGGCCGATGGCTTTGAGCTGCTGCTGCACGAGCGCAAGCTGCTGGCCGGCTCGCAGGTGTTCATCATTTACATCTGCCCGCATGAGGCCGGCAGCATCCTCCCCAGCCACCGCGAGGCCGTGGCCGCCTATGCGGCGCACCTGCTGTGCCGCCAGCTGGCGGCGCATTTTTCGGGCGAGCGCGAGGCGGCCATTGGCGCCGATGCCAGCCAGACCGAGAGCCGGGCGCGCAACTATGCGGCCCGCGCCGCAGAGTGGCGCGCCAGCTATTTTGCGGCGCTGGGCGTGGCCGACCCGGCCATCGAGGGCGCACCGGCGCGCCCCGCTGCGGCCGTGGCCAGCTGGCCGCAGCGCCACCCACGCCATCAGATTGGCGGCGCGCCCGCATTCAGGGGGCGTGCATGATCCATTACCACATGGGCCTGGGCGCGCTGGACGCCATCACCCGAGGCCTGCGCGAGGCGCCGGACGAAACCCGCCGACTGCTGGCAGCCGCCATGCACCAGGCCACGCTGCTGGTGCTGCACGAGGCGCAAGAGAACATGCCGCGCGCCTCTGGGGATGCCTGGAGAAGCATTGGCAGCGAAGTACACAGCACCCCGGCGGGCGTGCTGGGCGTGGTGGGCAGCGCATCGCCGGTAGCGGCGTTTGTGGAGCTGGGCACCAAGCCGCACATGCCGCCCATTGACGCCATCCAGCCCTGGGTCAAGGCGGTGCTGGGCATTGCCGATCCCAAGGAAAACCGCCGCGTAGCCTATCTGGTGGCGCGCAAGATCGCCGCGCACGGCACCGAGGCCAAGCGCCCCTTGGGCCGCGCCGCAGAGGCCATGCAGCCCCAGGTGGTGCGCTTGTTCGAGGATGCGGCCGCGCAGATCGCCCAGCGGCTGGTGGGGGGGCAGGAATGAACATCGCCACCCTGGCCCAGACGCGCGAGCGCCTGCAGGCCCTGCTGCTGGCCGTGCCCGGCGTGGGCCACGTGCACCTGCACGAGCGCTACCACAGCAGCGAGGCCGCATTCCGCGCCCAGTACCTGTACACCCTGCCCGATGCCGCGCTGGACGCCTGGGGCAGCCAGCCGCACATCCGCGGCTGGCACATCCGCCGCGTGGCCACGAGCGAGACCACGGCCGCGGGCCGCATCCTCAATGAGCACAGCTGGCAGCTGCGCGGCTACATGGCACTTGCCGATGAGATCGGCAGCGAGTTGATTTTTGACGAGCTGATCGAGCGCATGCGCGCTGCCGTGCGCTACGACCAGGCCCTGGGCCTGCCCGGCCTGCTGGGCCAGATCGAGCAGCAGCGCGGCGTGCAGGTGGCCGATGCCGGGCCGGTGCGGTTTTGCGGCGCGCTGTGCCACAGCGCCGTGCTGCAGCTGAGCACCCGCACCCTGGCGCCCAGCCGCCCGCAGCGTTGACCCACCACCAAGAAGCGAGAGCAAACCATGACGAGTAAACGAACCACAAGCCGGCGCGCTGCGCCAGCGCCAGTGGCCGCGCCGGCGCTGCAGCCCGTGCGCCTGGCGCGGCCCCATGTCCACCAGGGCCAGGGCTACGACGCCGGCGATGTGCTGCACGTGCACCCGGCCGTGGCGCAATGGATGCGCCAGCAAAGCGGCCTGCTTGACGGCGGCGATGCGCCGCAGCCTGAACCACACAGCCATTCGACATTGGAGGATTGACCCATGGCAGCCAGTGAAATCATCAGCAAAACCTATGCGCCAGCGGCGCTGCTCGGGCAGGTCTATGCCCGCGTCTACGGCAGCAGTGCTCTGCCGCTGGAAATCGGCAACGTGCTCCAGCTGGAGCTGTCGCAAACGGAAGACGTGAAAAAGCAGCCGGACTTGAGCCGGCGCGGCGGCGGCACGCACGCCGAAATCCGCCGCGTCACCGAGGTCAACATCAAGATGACGCTTGCAGACCTCAATGTGGCCAACATTGCCCGCGCCGTGCAGGGCAGCATCAGCGGCCAGGACGCGGGCACCAGCGCCGAAGAAATGTTTACCGCCACGCTCGGCGGCCTGTACCGCACCCAGCACCTGCAGCCCAGCAATGTGGCGCTGCAGAAAATCACCAACACGCCGGGCACGGCCAGCGTCAGCGATGAAAAGCACGAAAACGTCAACCAGGGCCAGGCAATCACTTTCGCGCACGCCACGCCCTCGACCGTGGTGGTGCGCGTGGGCAGCGATGCCGGCTCGGCCCAGCAGGTGGAGCAGTCGGGCAACTACAGCGTGACCGGCACCGGCATCAGCATCGAGGCCAGCGCCCCTGGCATCCCGAACGGCGCGACCATTTGGGTCAGCTACACCTACCCCACAGCCACCACGGCCACCACCATTGCGGCGGCGGGCAATTATGAGGTGCGCCCTGCCGGCATCTACCTGCTGCCAGGCGCGGCCAATCTGGCCGCAGGCGATCAGCTGCGTGTGACCTACGACTGGGCCGATTACGCCGTGATCGAGGCCCTGACCACAGGGCCGGTTGAGCTGGAGCTGATTTTCGAGGGGCTCAACGAGGCCGAATCGGGCAAGCCGGTGGTGGTCGAAATCCACCGCGCCAGCCAAGGCGTGGCCAATGCCATTGCCCTGCTGCAGGACAATGGATTTGCCAATTTGGAAGTGGGCGGCGCCTGCCTGCGCGACCCGCGCAAGAGCGGCAGCGGCGTGAGCCAGTTTTACCGCGTGCTCAAGGGCTGAGGCAAAGGCCGATGCCCTTGAAACAACGGGCGGTTTTGCGCTAGCATTGCCGCCATCGCTGGCCGCCGCGCCAGCCGCCATATCGCCCAGGCCAGCACCCGCTGGCCTTATTTTTTGCCCGCCAAAACGCGACAGTGCAGCCTGGATAGACAACAGGCAGGCAGCATGGCAGACGGCAGCACCAAACGGGTAGGCGTAGAGATCGGCGTAGAGGTCAAGGGCCAGCAGGCCGTGCCCAAGCTGGCCGATGAGCTGCAGGAGCTGGCCAAGCAAGGGGGGCAGGCAGCGCCCGAATTGGAGCGCTTGGCTGAAGAGCTGGAGAATCTCGCGCAGCAAAAAGGGGCGATTGAGCAATTCGTTGGCCTGAAGGCCAAGACCGGCGAATACGCCCAGGCGGCCGAGCAGGCCCAGCAGGCCACCAAGGCCGCGGCGCTGGCCATGAAGGAAAAGCAGGCTGCGCTGGTCGAGGCCCAAAAGGCCGAGCAGACCTTGGCGGAGCAGGTGCAGCAATCGCGTGCCGAGCAGGAGCGGCTGCAGACCTCGATCAAAGAGGCGGTGCAGGCGCTGGAGAAGCTCGGCGCGCAAAGCCGAGCAGCTGGGCAGCGCGCACGCGAGCATGGCCAGGGCCTGCGCGAGGCCGGTGAACAGCTGGAGAGGCTGCAGGCCGAGCAGCTCAAATCCGAGGGCCGCATGAGCAAGCTCAAGGAGCGGCACGAGGGCCTGGCCAAGACCATTGTTGCCACGGCGCAGCGCCTCGATGATCTGCAGCAAAAGGAGCTCAAGACAGGCCAGAGCGCGAAAAAGCACGCCCAGGCCATAGTGGCGCTGCAGCTGCGGCTGGAGAAGCTTGGCGCCAGCTACAGCGCCACCGGGCAGAAGATCGACCGACTCAGCCAGCGCCAGGGCGAGCTGGCCGAGGCCATTCCCGAAACAAAGAATCGCCTGGTCGAGCTGGGGGCGCAATCAGAGCAGGCTGGCCAGAATGCCAGCCAGTACGGCCAGCAGCTCACAAAGCTGCGCGAACAACTGACCAGGTTGCGCGAATCCGCCGATCAAGCCGCGGCGGACACGCACGCGCTCTCTGCCGCCCAGCGCGAGGCGGCTGCCAGCGCGCGCAGCCTGCAAGCGCAGGCCAAAGAGGCCGAGCATGGGTTTAACCGCCAGCGCCGGAGCGCGCAGCAGGCCGGCGCAGCCTATGACGAGTCCCGCATCGAGCTGCAGCGCCTGCGCGATGCCATGGCGCAGGCAGGGGTGTCCAGCGCCGATCTGGCGGCGTCGCAGTTGCGCGTGCGCACGGAGATGGCGCAAACCCAGGCGCGCGCCCGTGAGCTGGTCGCCCGCCACAAGGAGCTGGCCGAAAAAATGACGCTGGCCCAGCGCGCTGCCGCTGGCCTGCGCCAGGGCTTGGCGCAGATTGCCGCGGGCAATGTGGTTGCCAATGCCGTAGGTCGGATTGTGAGCGCGGTCTCTGGCCTGGGGAGCAGCTTTTTGCGCGCCAACGTGCAGCACGAGCAGTTCGTGCGCGCGCTCAATGCCATCTACAAGGATTCGTCCGTCGCCGCTGGGCAGCTGCAATTTTTACGCCGCGCCGCAGGTGAGGCCGGGGTGGCCGTCGAAGGCATCAGCGAGGCATTCATCAAATATTCGGCCTCGATGCACAGCGCCAATGTGCCCACCCAGCAGGCCAATGAGCTGTTTGCCGCATTGACCAGGGCGGCGGGCACGCTGGGCCTGTCCGGGGACAAGGTGGCCCACATGCTCGAGGCCCTGGGGCAGATGGCCGGCAAGGGTGTGGTCTCGATGGAGGAGCTGCGCCAGCAGCTGGGCGATTCGCTGCCCGGCGCGTTCTCGCTGGTGGCCAAGGGCCTGGGCGTGACTGAGGCCGAGCTGATCAAGCTGGTCGAGTCGGGCAATCTGGCCGCGCGCGATCTGTTTCCGGCGCTGACGCTGTCGCTGCAGGATTTGCATGGCCAGGCCGATGGCATGGGCGCCACCTGGGCGCGTTTTCACAGTGCGCTGACCGTGGCCATGCAGGGCATTGGCCAGTCCGGCGTGGTGGCGCTGTTGACAACTGCGCTCAAGGGCCTGGGGCTGGTGGTGGGTGCTGTCACTGTGGCGCTGCATGGTTTTGCCGAGGCCGCATTCCTGGCCTGGGATTTCCTGGCGCGCGGCGTGAAATCGGTCTTCACGCTGTCCAACCAATTCAAGGGCTTTGGCGAGCAGGTTGCCGCCGCTGGCGAGCGCATCGGTCAAACCACCGACGCCTTTGCGGCCCTGGTGGCGCAGACCGAGCGCGCCGAGAAAACCCAGACCAAACTGACGGCCAGCATCAGGGAACAGTTGCAGGCGCAAGAGGGCCTGTCGGCCGGCCAGAGAGCAGCGCAGCTGGTGCAAGAGCAGCTGGCCGTCTCAGCCGAGAAAACCAGGAACAACTATGTGGCCGTGACGACCGCGCTGGCCGAGCTGGCCCAGCGCCAGCAGGAGCACAGCAAGCTGGCGGCCAAGCAGATCGGCATTGCCAAGGATGAAGCCCAAATCCTGATCAAGAAGGCCAAGCTGCTGGAGGATGAATACCAGCTGCTGGAGGCCAACCAAAAAGGGGCCGAGCTGGTGGCCGAGGCCACACAGGCGGTGCTGGAGAGCAAGCGGCAGGAGCTGGCCATCCTGGAGCAGGAATTGGTGGCGCACAAGCTGCGCGCCCAGGCCTCAGACATGACTGAGGAGCAGATCCAGCAGGAGCGCCAGGCCATCGAGGGCAAGATCGCTGCCTCGCGCACGGAAGTGGAGCAAATGCTCGCACAGCGTGAGCAGGCCCAGCAAGAGCTGGCCGTTCGCCGCGCAGCCGTGCAAGTGTACGGCGAGCAGGCCAAGTCGGTGCAGCAATACCGCGAGGAGGCTGATCAAGCAGCCAAGGCCGTGCAAGAGCTGCTGTCCATGCAAAAGGATGGTATCGATGTGGCCGATCGGCTCTCCAAAGCTCAGGCTGAGCTGACCTATGCCACGGAAGCGCTGCGCCTGGCTAAGCAAAAAGAGCGCGAGGGCATTGAGCTGGAGAACCGGGGAAAAATCCAGGCCCTGCAAATCAGCCGCGACGGGCTGCGCCTGCAGGCCGATGTGCTGCGCGCCAAGGCCGAAACCGCAAAGGCCAATGGCGACGAGGCCCTCTCGGAGATGTACCTGGCGCAGGAAAAGAAAAAACGCATTGCCATCATGCGCCTGGAAATCCAAATCCAGGAGCTGACCATCAAGGGCAAACTGGCTGAAATCGAGCTGCAGATCAAGGAGCTGGAAAACGACAAGAAGCTGAACAAGCAAAAGCTCAAAAAGCTGGAGTTGGAAAAGCAGCTGAACCTGGCCAACCTGAAGCAGCTCGATCAGCAAAAAGAGCTGGTCAATCAAATGGAGAAGCAGTCCAGCGAACAGGATAAGCTGGGCAAAAAACTCAAAAAGACCGGCGAAGAAGGCCAAGAGGCGGGCGAGAAAATCAGCGCAGCGGCCAAAACCATCCAAAGCTCGTGGCTCTCAGCGGCCACCGCCGCCAGCAAGCATGCCCAGGAAGCGGCCAAGCACGCCCACGCCCTGGCCGGAGAAATGGAGGTGCCCGGCCGGGTGCTGATGTCCTGGGAGCAGCTCGATCAGTTGCAGGCCGAGCACCTGGCCAAGCTCAAGCGCCTGGCCGACGAATACGTGCAGAGCATGACGCGCCTGGACGACATGGAGGCCAAGCTGACGCGCAGCAGCAGCGGCCGCGCGCGGGCCCTGGCCGATCTGGAGCTGCGGCTGCTGGAGCTCAGTGGCAATCAGGAGGCCATCGCCCGCGCCAAGCAGCAGCGCGACCTGGCCGAGCTGGAGACCGAGCGCGCCAAGCTGGACATCGAGCTGCAGCGCGCGCAAATCCGTGGCGATGACAGCAAGCTGCAAGAGATCCAGCAAGAGCTGGCCCTGCTTGACGCATACACCAAAAAGCTCAAGGAAGTGCACGCGGCCGAAGACAAGCAGCGCCGCGAGGCTGCGCGCGCCGAGCGTGAGCAGCGCCAACAGCAAGAGCGCGAACGCGCCGAGCGCGAGCGCAGCCAGGCCGCTGCCGCGCCCAGCCCGGCGGCGCAAAGCGATGCGGTGGTGCGCACGCACCGCATCGAGCTGCAGGGCCGCCGCTACGACGTGCCCACAACGCCCCAGGGCGGGCAGGCCATTGACGATTTGCTGCGCGCCATCGCGCGCGCCAAGGGGGCCTCGGCATGAGCAGCATCACATTGACCAACAACGGCGTGACGCTGCAGCTCTACGAGGGGCTGCAATGGGTGGATGAGTTTGCCTGGTCGCCCGTGGCCATGACGGCCGAGTACAGCACCGACGGCAGCCTGCTGATCGACCAGGCCACGCGCCTGGCCGGCCGCCCCATCACGCTGGAGACGCCCAGCGGCGCCGATTGGGCAACCACGCGCGAGCAGGTGCAGCTGCTGCATGCCTGGGCCAGCCGCCTGGCAGAGCCGCTGCAGCTGCGGCTGCGCGGCCAGGTCTACACCGTGGTGTTCGACCACACGCGCGGGGCGGCGTTCGAGGCCGCGCTGGCTGGCGCCCTGGCCGATGCAGAGATCAATGCCCAGGTCGAGTACCGCATCACGTTGCGATTTCTTGAGGTTTAAACATGCCCATCACCACGAACGACATCAAACTGCGGCCATCCAAGGTGATGGCCGACGTGCCCGAAGGCGGCGGCGGCCCGGCTGCCGGCGAGCTCGAATCGGGCGTGAGCAACAACATCTTCCCCGACATCACCGAGGTCGCCCGCGTGGGCGGGCAGTTGGCGCATCGGCAAATCCACATGGCGCTGACGAACCAGGACAGGGATGTGGCCATGGGTTGCAATGCCATCGTCTCGCGCCCGCCCACCGATCCGCGCGTGTCCATCATGCTGATGGCCACGGAGGGGGATTTCGCCACGCGCGCGCAGGACATGGCCAAGCTGCAGGCCGGCTTCATCGCCTCGGGCATCTACCCCGGCCAGCTGTTTGGCAACCACGTCAGCGGCCAGCAGGTGCTGCTCGTGCAGCAGCGCGAGGAGGAGCCGCCGCCGACCATTGGCAGCAAGTTGGCCTTGGTCTACCGCGAGGGCGCGCCCGATGAGTTCATCCAGTACGTGAGCGTGCAGCGCGTGCTCAACGACGTGGTGCGGGTGTTCGTGGACAACCACCAGAACGCCGGCGGCGAGTACAAGCGCCGCATCCTCACGCTGGAGCTGGGCCAGGCGCTGCAGCGCGATTTTCCCGGCTTTGATGCGCGGCGCACGAGCATCCCCGAATCGGAGATCAACCAGCGCACCAAGGTGCGCACCACGGTCTGGGCCCCGGCCGGGCGCTATTACGGCGTCAAGCCTTTGACGGCCCAGGCCGCTCTGGGGGCGTTCACGGTGCAGGCCGCTGGCATTTACGAGCGGCTGGTGCCCTCCAGCGAGGCCGAGAGCCCGATTGCCGATGCGCGCGTGAGTGCGCACAGCGCGGCCATGGTGCAGTCGGGCAACCTGCTGACCTACACCACGTACGCGGCCTTCAATCTGGCCACCAATCTGTACATCGGCGGCGGCGTGTTGCCTGGCTCGCTGGCGCTGCTGCGCGGCGGGCAGTTGCTCACCGATGCGGGCGGCCGCCTGCTGCTGGGCGGCCAGGAGCTTGGCCGCATCGACTACGCCAGCGGCCTGTGCACGCTGCTGGCCGAGGGGTTTCCCTCTGGCGGGCCGCTGCAGATCACCTACGCCCCTGCGGTGCAGCTGCCGCAGGATGTGGCCAGCACGGGCATTGCTGTGACCGCCGAATCGAGGCGGCTCAATTACGTGATGACGCTGCCGTTTGCGGTGGCGCGCGGCAGCGTACGAGTGCACTACCGGGCCATGGAGCGCTGGTACGTGCTGGCCGATGACGGCAGCGGCGCACTGGGCGATGGCGATGCCAGCCACGGCGCGGGCAGCTACAACCACGGCACGCGCACCCTGGCCGTCACGCTGGGGGCGCTGCCGGACGTGGGCAGCGCGGTGATTGTGCAGTACGTGCGCGATGCGGCGTTGGATGATGAGGGCAACCACGTCGATCTGCTCTACCCGCGCCTGTGCATCCCCATCAACAGCGACGGCCAGATCAGCACCGAGCCGGGCAGCAAGCCCTTCACGCCTGGCCAGGTGCTGATCGAGTGGAGCGTGCCCGGCAGCAGCGGCCTGGTGCAGCGCAGCGCCAGCGATGACGGCAGCGGCGCCATCACCGGCGATGCCACGGGCACGGTGGACTACCAGGCCGGCCGCCTGGTGCTGCTGCCCGATGAGCTGCCGCCCATGGGCACGGTGATCACCGTCAAGTCGGTGCTGCACCAGCGCCAGCCGCAAACGGCCAGCTGGGCCGGCTCGGGCGGGCAGTGGAGCATTGCGCTGTCTCCCAATATCCAGCCGGGCACGCTGCGTTTCCCGCTGTCGGTCACGCTCAGCGGCAGCACCAATGCCCAGGGCTGGGCGCAGCGCGTGGCCTCGCGCACCGTCAGCGGCTACGTGGTGGGCTGGGCCAGCGGGCAGTTGGTGTTCCACGGCGTGCCGGTGGGCAGCATCAACCACAGCGCCGGCACGGCCGAGATCAACATCACCCAGGGCGTGGCCAATCAGCTGGCGCGCACCGTGGGCTTTGAGCTCACGCGCGTGGGCGAGGTGCAAATTTCTTGAGGAGTTTTGTATGGGCATTGGCATTCATTTCACGCCCAGGCCACGCGGCGGCGCGCCGCGCACGGCCTTGCCGTTCAAGCCCGCATGGGGCGGCCCGCTGGTCGTGCCGCCGCCCAGCGCCGAGCCGGCCCCGCCGCCGCAGCCTCAGCCGGTGCAGCCCGTGGCCGAGCCCGCGCCGCAGTGGCAGTGGCGCGCGCCCGAGGTGGGCCAGCCCGGCCAGGTGGAGCTCACGCCCGCGGCCAGCGCGGCCTCGGATCAGAGCACGGTCAGCGTCACGCTCGATCGCCTCGCTTTGCTGCCGCGCTACGTGGCCCCTGGCCGGCTGGTGCGCGAGGTGACCTTCGTGCAGGGCGGCCGCCGCTACGTGGCCACGCCTGCGGGCGAGCTGCGCACGGCCATCGACCCGGCCAGCGGCAACGGCCAGCCCGTGGGGCAGGTGGAGATCGGCACCGGCCAGGTCTGGCTGCACCATTGGGATGCGGGCAGCAACCAGCAGCTAAGCTACTGGAGCGCGCTGCAGGCGCGGCCCCTGTCCGGGCCGGATGAGATGCCGGCCGAGGCGATGATGATCTTCCGCACGGCGGCTGCGCCGCTGCGGCCCAGCTCGCTGCAGATCGTGGCCACCATGCAGGACGGCACGCCCGTGAGCGTCACGGCCGATGCCGATGGCCGCATCGTCCACGAGCGCGTGCTGGGCACCATCGACTACCAAAGCGGCGTGGGCACGCTGGTGTTCCGCTCGCCCACGCCCACCGGCTATGGCGAGCTGGATTTGTCGCACTGGCAGTTCCCGGGCGTGAGCACAGTGCATGTGGATGCCGTGCTCTCCAGCACGCTGCGCTACAACGCGGTGGCGTATGAGGCGATCCCGGTCGATCCGGCCGTGATCGGCGTCGATCCCGTACGCCTGCCCAGCGATGGGCGGGTGCCGATTTTTAACCGGGGCGATTACGTGGTGGTGCACAACACCCAGGCTCTGGCACCGCGCACGCTGGCCGATCAGGAGGTGGTGGACGTGGGCCGCACGCGGCTCTCGCGCATCCTGCTCACCGGGGCGGATGGCAAAGCCATCACGGCTGGCTGGCAGCACGACTTGGATGCGGGCACGCTCACCGCGCTGGACACGGCCAGCTGGCAGCAGCCCGTGACCATCGAGCACACCATCGAGCACATGGCCCGCGTGCGCGAGGTGGATGTGGGCGGGGCCATCACGCTGACCCTGCCCCTGCCGCACCACTACCCCATCGAGGGCAGTTACGTGAGCAGCGCGCTGATGCTGGGCGAACGGTTCGCGCGCGTCTCGCACTTGTGGGATCAGCAGACCTGGACGGACACGGCCTGGGCCGATCACCTGATGGGCAACCAGGCCACCGGCAACTACAACGACACGGCTGCGCCCGTCGAGGTGGACAACCGCGGCTGCATCACCGAGCGCTGGGCGCTGCATTTCACGAGCGCCACGCATTTCCGGGTCGTGGGTGAGCATGTGGGCGTGGTGGCCACCGGCAACATCAATGAGGACTGCGCGCCCATCAACCCGATCACCAGCACGCCGTATTTCACGCTGCGCGCGCTGGGCTGGGGCATTGGCTGGGCCGCGGGCAATGTGCTGCGCATCAACACCGTGGGCGCTGGCGCAGGCATGGCCTGCATCCGCGCCGTGCAGCCGGGGCCGGCCAGCGCCATTGACCACCGCTTTGCGCTGCTGTTGCGGGTCGATGTGGATCGGCCTGGGGATTGATCGAGGAGGTTTGCCGTGGATTTGTTTAATTATTTTTTGTCTGATCTGCCAGGCGCGCCGCAGCTGCAGCGCCAGCCGGGCAGCCTGATCGAGGTGCTCGATGCCGCGCTGGTCACCGGCCTGGGGCTGACCGTGGTCAATCAAATCAGCGCCGCAGCCGGGGGGGTGACGATCAAAGTGACGGGCGCGCCCGTGGCCCTGCCGCAGGGCCTGATCGAGCTGGCCGGCGTGGGCGGCGCGCTGGCCGGGCTCAATGGCGTGCACCGCGTGCAGGACGTCGGCGCGGACACCATCACCATCCACGCCGCCGTGCCCGACGCGCAAAGCACGGCTGCGGGCATGACGGTGCGCATTCCGCCGCTTGGATGGCGCAAGAAATTTGCCGATGGCGCGGTGGCGGTGTACGACAGCGAGCATGCGCAGTGGTTTGGGCATTGTTTACAGGTGGATACCAGCCAGGCGGCGTCATCGGGCTATGCGGCCCACTGGCGCGGCTACCACAGCATGAGTGATGCCCATACGGGTGAGCGGCCGTTTCCCGAGCCGGGGCAGGTCTCGCTGACCAGCCCTGGCTTGATGCCCAGCAGCGGCACGCCTCGATGGTGCATTTTTGGGGATGGGCTGTTTTTTGCGCTGGGATTCGAGACCTGGATTGGCTCCACTCGGGCCAATCTGAGTTGGTCGTATTTTGGGCGGCTGGATGCCTTCACGGTCGGCGACGCGGCCTGCGCACTGCGCAGTGTAAGCAGTGGCGCCAACTCTGCCGGCGCCATGGCCTACAGTCGCAACTTCTCTGGACATTTTGTGTTGTCCGACGGATTTGTCGCGCAAACCGATGACCCAGTTGCTGGCGATTTTTGCGCAGGATTCCTGAGAGGATCGGGGGTCTCAGGGCTCGATTCGTGGCTGGGTAATCGTGTGGGCGAGGATGGGCCATCGGGCCTGATTGTGGATGTGCCCATTGGCGTGGTCAGTTCGGCAAATCCAAGAGTCAGTTCGCAGTTTAGTTACGTTGGAGGCGAGTTGGTGATGCGCGGTCTGCTGCCCGGGGTGCGTTACATCCCGCACGGCATCGATCGCGGCGCAGGCGCCTCGCCCAGGTTCGTATTCGAGCCGTTCCAAGTGGTGCGCACCGGGGAGCGCGTGCTGCTGTTCTTGCCGCAAAACGGCAACAGCTTTCACACGGGTTCTGGCGCTAGCTATTACGGGTTCTTTGTGGATATCACTGGCTGGAGGGCTGGCCTATGACGATCACCATCCGAGCCGCGCGCATCGGGCATTTGCGCATGCGCCATGGCCGCATCCTCACTGGCCAGATCAGCGCCACCGTGCGCGAGCGCGACCCGGCCTCTGGCGCGGTGCAGCCGCGTGTGGCGCGCGTGGATGCCACCGACCCTGTCAGCGGGCGCATCGTGGGCTGGGCCTGGAGCGACGCGCGCACCGGGGCCTATCGCATCACCGGCCTGCAGGCCGGCTACGCCTACAGCCTGATGGCCCGCCACCCTGCTGGCGCATTCGCCCCCGCTGCGGCCGATCAGGTCATTGCCCAGGAGGCCAGGTCATGAGCTGGACGCCTGCCCCAGAGACCATTGCCGCGCGCTCACAAGCGCTGATCGACCGCGCCGACACCGGCAGCGGTCATAGCACGATTGAGATTTACGACGCCAGCAGCCCCGCGCCCGTGCGCCTGTGCGTGCTGGTGCTGGACAAGCCCTGTGGGCAAGTGATCAATAACCTGGTGCAGCTCAAGCAAAAAGAGGAGGCGGGGGATTTTGTGGATTTCGATGGCGAGCCTGCCACCTGCAAATGGCTGGACGGCAATGGCCACCTGGTGGCCACCGGCACCGTCAGCGGGCCGGATGGCGATGGCGATCTGCGCATGCGCAACCGCCTGGGCACGGCGCAGATGTGGGCCGGCGGCCGCGCCGTGCTCGATACCGAGCACCTGATTGGATGATGTGGTGGCTGTGGATGCCCATTTGCTGTTTGACCAGCCAGCGCAGCAGGACGGCCATTTGCTGTTCGGCGCCACGGGCGGCCCGCCGCCCGTGGCCGGCGACGACGTGCGCGCCACGCCTGCGGGCCAGTTCCCGGCCCTGGGCGGGCATGTGGGCGTGGCCCAGCCCGAGCGCCACCAGGCCAGGCCGGCAGGCAGCTTCCCCTCCATCGCCGGCCATATTGGTGTGGCCGGCATCGAGGTGCTGCGCGCTCAGCCAAGCGGCGGCTTCCCGCCCCTGGCCGGGCACGTCGGCGCCTCCTATCGCAGCGGCGTGGCCCGCCCGCTGGTGCGCGCTGCCGCCAGCGACGCCCAGCCAGCCCAGCCCCTGCGCCAGCCGCTGGCTGGCAGCTTCACGCGCGCGCAGGCCAGTGGCCAGCGCAGCGCCAGCCGCGCTCAGCAGGCCAGGCCCATGCCCCTGCCCGCCTGGGCCGGCGCATGGGCCAGCACCCAGCGCGCAGGCGCGGGCGCCGCAGGCCGGATGCAGGATGCCCAGGGCCTGCAATGGGGCGGGCAATACCGCTGGCAGCAGGCCCAGGCCCTGCGCCTGCAGCGCAGCAGCCGCGCCCAGCAAGCCCATTCAGCGCGCCAGCAGTGGCGCTGGGCGTTTGAGACGGCCCTGCTGCTGCACGCCCTGCTGGCTGGCCGCGCCCAGCAGGCGCTGCCGCTGGCCCTGGCCCACGCTGGCGGCGCGCGCCTGGCCCTGCTGCTGCACTCGCCCCCATGGGCCGGCCGCTGGCAACTGGCCATGCCCGCCCCGCCCGCGCTGCGCCACCCCGATGACGGCAGCGCCCAGCCGCAGCCCCAGGGCTGCTACACGCCAAGCGCGCAGCTGGTGTTTTGCCGCCCAAGCGGCGGCGCGGAGTTGTTGTTTGAGTGTGGGGCTGGGGCATGCAGCAATGGGCCATCGCCAGAGACTGTGGTCGTCCCCGTTCGGAGGGTTTACATCGTGCATAACAGCATCACTTTGACCCGCATCGAGGGCGGGGTCGAGCTGCATCCGCTGACGTTCGAGGCCTCGCTGGATGTGGATTCGTGGACATGGTCGTGGTCGGCCACGCTGCACCATTCCATGGGCCATTACCTGGGCCGCCAGGCCGATGGCGAGGCGCCTGTTGTCGAGGCCGTCATCAATGGTCAGGCGCTGCGCCTGCGCATCGAGAGCAGGGGGTTGGATGAGCGATTCAATCCGTCGCGTTGGCGAATCAGCGGCCGTGGCATCAACGCCATCCTCTCGGCCCCGCACGCGCCGACCATGGCGTTCTCATTCAGGGATCAGCTCAGCGCGCAACAGATCGCTCAGCAGGTGCTCACGCTCAACGGCGTGCCCATTGGCTGGGACGTCGACTGGCAGCTGCCCGATTGGCAGGTGCCTGGCGGGAGCTGGGTCTATGGTGGCAGCTACATGGATGCCATCAATGAGCTGGCCCGTGCTGTGGGTGGCTACGTACAGCCCCATGCCACGCTGCCGCAGCTGCGGCTGCTGCCGCGCTATCCGACGCGGCCCTGGCAATGGGATAGCGTCACGCCCGACTATGAGCTGCCTGCTGGCATGGCCGAGCTGCGGGCAACGGAGTTCGTCGAGCGCCCGCACTACAACCGCATCTGGGTTGGGGGTGAGGCCGCAGGCGTGAGTGGGTTCATTACGCGCGGCGGCTCAGCGGGCGATCAGGTCGCGCCGCAGGCCCTGCATCCGCTGATCACCGATTCCCAGGCCCAGCTGGCGCGCGGCATCGCAGAGCTCTCCAACACCGGCGCGCAAGAGCACGTCACGCTCAGCCTGCAGGTGCTGCCGCAGACCGGCCTGATTCTGCCGGGCAAGTTCGTGCGCCACACATTCCCGGCCGGCGCAAACCGCCAGGTGTTTGGGATCGTGCGCCGCACCAGCATCCACTACGACGCACCCAAGCTGCGCCAAAGCATCACGCTGGAGGCGCATCCCAATGTTTAACCTGTACCAGGTTTTTCAGAGCCTGCAGACGCCACGCACGCTGCAGGCCGGCACCGTCACCCACATGGATGGCGATGTGGCCACCATCGAGCTGCCAGGTGGCGGCACCATCCGCGCGCGCGGCCAAGCGCTTGTCGGTGATCTCGTATTTGTCCGAGATGGCCTGATCGAGGGCAAGGCGGCGGCGCTAACCCGTATTGACCAGGAGGTGTAGAGGCAAAGAAAAAGAACGGGCGACTGATTCTGGTGCTGTCACACCGGAGCCAGCCCCTAACGCTGATGTGAGCAGCAAGTCAGGCAAGGCCCGCCCACCTGTCGACAGGCGCGCCAAGCCTACCAGATGTTTAAACGTTTTGAGGCTTGCTATCCATGCACTATCACGACCACGACATTCGTTGCGGCCAATGCCGCCGCAAACTCGGCGAAGGCAGTTATCTGCACTTGGCCATCAAGTGCCCGCGCTGCGGCACCATCAATCAGTTACGGGCATCGACCCATCCATCGCACGCCTGCGAGCGTCCAACTGCCACAAGAAAGGACGCATATGGCGACGTTAAAAAATCCATCCACAACTCCTGATGCCGAGCGCGTTGCACGCTCTGTGTTGCGGTATTTCGGCGGAAAGTGGGCGATTGCCCCCTGGGTGATCGCCCACCTGCCCGAGCACCGCATCTACGTGGAGCCATTCGGCGGCGCGGCCAGCGTGCTGCTGCGCAAGCCGCGCTCGCGCATTGAGGTCTACAACGACCTCGATGAGGAGATCGTTGGGCTGTTCAGGGTGCTGCAAAACCCTCGGCAATGCCAGCGCCTCATGCGCCTGCTGCGGCGCACGCCCTATGCACGCTGCGAGTTCGAGCGCGCGTTTGTGCCCAGCAGCGACCCGCTGATTCGGGCGCAGCGCGCCATCGTGCGGGCCTATCAGGCGTTCCATCACGAGGCCCTGTTCAACCCGCGCAAGATCACGTTTGCCGACGCGCGCCACCGCAGCGGCAACCACTGCAAGGCGCACGAGTGGGCCAGCTACCCGCGCCACCTGGTGCAGGTCTGCCGCAGGCTGCAGGGCGTGGTCATCGAGCGGCGCGATGCGCTGGAGGTGATCCGGGCGCAAGACACGGCGGAGACGCTGTTTTTTGTGGATCCGCCGTACCTGCCCAGCACCCGCAGCAAGGCCGGCTATAGGCACGAGATGGACGAGGCGCAGCACGTTCAACTGCTTGAGCGCCTGCGCGCCATCCAGGGCCGGGCTGTGGTGGCGGGCTACCCCAGCGAGCTCTATGACGACCTGCTCAGCGGCTGGCAGCGCGTGCAGCGCCCGCACCGCGCCGCCGGCAGCGCCAGGGCGCGCACCGAGGTGCTGTGGATCAGCCCAGTCAAGCGGTAACGGTCAGTGTCCGACAGGTGTGTCGGACACCGCCGAAAGAGCTTGGATTCGTGGCCGCAAAGAGCGGTAATCACGGCATCGCAACCAACCAAGGAGAGAGCCATGCAAGCTTCCGACCTCAAGCAAAGCCTGCTGCAATACCTGCGCGGCTACCTGCGCCGCACCCACAGCGCCCAACCCATTGAGCAACGCGCCGACTGGCAAGCGCTGGCCCAAGCTGAGCTCGACCGCCGCGCCGCAGCCGTGCTCAGCGCACTGCCAGACGCCGAGCTGGCCCTGGTCGCCACCGGCCAGGTCGATCTGCAGCAACTGGCCCGGCAAGCCGCCGCAGACTGA